TTTATCTTGATCAAAAGCTTTACTACCATATTTATATTTATCATATTTTTTTAATGTTTCATTTATTTTAGCTATTCTTTTATCTATAGCGGGTGTTAAACCATATTGTGTTTCGTCACCATATTTACCACCTGTTATCATATTTAAAAAACCACCTGATACAGGATTGTAGTTTTGCATAATACCACTAGCAACACTGCCAGAACTTGTTAAGCCAAAGTTGTCACCGTAAAAATCTCTTAGTGCCGTGGCTCTTGGATCTTGTTCAGGTAAAAGTTCTGATGCTATATTACCTATAACCCCACCTTTTTTTATAAAGTCTAGTAGTGCGTTGCCTTTAGTTTTTAATCCTTCTAAAATACCTGTTTTTTGTGGTTCAAAGTTTTTAAAAGCTCCCATATCAATCATTTCTTTTAAATCTTGATCAGTATAACTATTAAAATTTGGGTTATATTCTCTTAGTTTAGAAATTGTATTTGCATAATCTTGGTCAGTAAATTTATAGTTTTTATATTGTTTAAATTTAGCAGCAACATCTGAATCAATACCAGTGCCTGTGCTTTGATCTCTAAGTGTAAGATTATTATAATCTATAGCACCTTCAACACCGCCGCCACCGCCACCGCCACCGCCGGCTATTGGAGGAAGTATTATTTCTCCTATACCTGTTGAATCACTACCATCATCAATAGGTTTAATAGCACCTGTATTTTTAGTTAAAAGATCAGATGCTCCTTTATCTGTCATGTATTTTTCTAATTGACCGTATGTGCTACCACTTGGAAAAGAATATTCTTGATCACCTATTGTAAAATTAGCCACGTCAGCTGTTCCTGTTCCAGGTTGATAGTATTGTGAGTTATTTAAAAACGCATTATAGTAATCAAAATTTGTTCCTAAAGCAGATCCAGTTTGATCTGTAGGAGCTGAAGTTAAAAAATCATAATAAGGAACTGCCATTATCGTCTACCATCCGGTTGTATATCTATTCTAAATGTGCCTAGTTTCCAAAACTGACTTGTACTTGTGTTGTCTACTTTTAAAGATATAGATCTAGCTCTAGCACGTGTGTCTATTTTTTGTGTACCACTTGTAACTGTAAACGGACCAAGTGATGAACTTGCTGCTGTATCGTTTGGAAAATCTTTAAGGTTTAATGTAATTCTTGTGTCACCTGTTTGTGATAGAAAGTCTGGTAATACTCTTCTAATTTTCATCATAAATTCACCATCACCTTTTAGTGACGCTCCGCCATCTTGTGTTAGTCCTATATCAAAATCTCCAGATTGTATATTAGCAGTAATTGCAGAAGTTGCACCTTCTTTTATTTGATCTAATCCTTTTTCATGTTCATAATATATCGATGATCCATCTGTATTACCTTGCACATATGTTGAACTTGTACTTGCTACATTAGTATTAGCATCATATTGTGATGCGTGTGGTTTACCAAATACAGCAGAGTCAGACCAAGCTGTTCTATCTAATGTACCTGTAGTCCATATAGGTCTTTGTGGTGATGATTCTATATAATTATAAGTTACAACTCTGTTAACTACATTAGATCCTGAGTTAGGATAAAACCAACTAATCTCACCAAACAAATTATTAAGACCTGCATTAATATGTTGTTTAGGAATTGTATTTATGTCATCAAAAACATGATCTTCAACTAAACACGGTAGTGATTCTAACTGTCCACCATATCTAAAGAAACCGTTTTCTGACATCCAATAAGCAGTACCATCAACTTCAACACATGCATTCTTACCAATCAATCCACAGTTAGTACCAACTTGTTCAAAAGCAAATGTAAAAGGTGCTCCAACAAATCTCATAATAAATAATGCTGTATCTGTCCAAACGTAAATTGCATTTCTACCTCTTAGTGCGCCAACGATCCGTGATCCGTCGGCCAGTCTTTGTGTACCAGCACTGTTGGTTGCTGTAGGTGTGTAATCTGTAATATCTTCTTGAGAAGAAAATCTTATAAACATTTCGTCTTGTGTGGATTTAGTTCCTATAGTTGTTTCTGTGCCAAAAAATATTAAGTGTCTGTCAGGAGTAGACACTAACATATCACGTGATGCTGTTGGTGCACCACTTGCAATTGCTGCTCTTGTGCTTGTAGCATTATTTGCATTTGAATCCCATGTAAAACTTTCACCATTAAATATTGTTGCAACTAAACTATTACCTAAATTGTCTAAAGACCATAAACCAGGATCTGTTACAATGTCACCTGATGCTGCAGCGTTCCATGCAAAAAAATTTGATGCATCTGTAACAGTTGCACCACTTGAGTGTATTGCTGCTGTTGTGCCATTGGCTCCTCTTGTTAACCCAGATAATGTACCACCACTATTACCTGTGTAGGTAATTAGTTCAGAACCAACTTGCACTGTACCTGATGATGGAAACGATGTTGAACTAGCCATAGTCAATGATGTAACCGATGCATTTATTCCTGATGATAGTGTTGATGTAAACTGTCCTTGTGCTACACCACCCCATGATCCAAGACCCCAACCAGTAGATGCAACTTCAACTGCTGGTCCAACTGGGTAATAATGTTGTACACGTATACCACCAGAAGTAGTTGCTCCAGAACCACCTTCGTTAGAGGGCATAGTTATTGTTAAAGTAGTATCAGTTGGAATATCTGTTACCATAAATTTTATATCTGTAAAATCACCAGATCCAAAATTAGAATTAGTAATACTTGTAAAACTATCTAATAAAATAACATCACTTTTATTTATATTGTGTGCTGATGCAAAAGTTAATGTTACAACCGCAGATCCATTTGTTGTAGAAAATGCACTAGTTAAAGTTGTAGTAGCTTTAATTGGGTGTATGTCGTAAAAAATACCACCAGAGTAAGCATATAATATTCTATTAGTACCTAACGCTGCAAATTTAATTCCTGCTGTATTTACAAAATGGTGTATTGCAGTGTTTCTACCAGTTAAACTTGTAGAACCTAATTGAGCCCAACCACCTATTTTTTCTGGATAACCATATCTAAACCTAACATTATCACCTTCAACCCATTGGCCTTCGCCACCGGTTGCTGTAACTTGTTTGTTAAATCCTGGTGCAAACTGTATTTTTTGTAACATAAAAAATTTTTTAATAATTTTATTTTTTTAATTTTATAAACAAATAAAAACTCATGCAAACCTTTTTTGTAAAAAATTAAAACTTATAGATATTCTTATATCATCTGATTGATTAGGTTCAACATAATGTTCTAGCCAAGAAGGAAACATAATACAACGCCCAGCTACAGCTTCATAATAAATCTCTCTCCATTGAGAAGGTTTTAATTTTTTGTTGTATTTTGGTAATGTCATTAATGATATAGCCCTTGGATCTTTAATACCTAAGTTCCCACAATTACTTGGAGTTTTAACATAATAAACACCTGACCATAATGAATTGGAATGCATGTGAGTTTTATTAAAACCACCTTTAGGATTAATATTTGCCCACATGTTTCCAATAACTGGACTAGGTTCTAACCCTTCTTCTTCATAAATTTTATTTTGCATTTTAAACAATAGACTAGAAAGTTCTTTATACTCTGACATATTGTAAATATCATTTCTAGAGTGCCAACCATTAACATTAGATTTTTTAATACCCGGATCTCTTTTAGATAAAAATAATATATCTTTTTTTAAGTTTTCATTAAGTTCCGGTGAACCTATATCTTCTACATAAACCGATGTGGGGAAAAATAAATCTTTATACATTACTTAAATGAAGGTCCTCCAAACCAAACAACTAATGATTTTCTATTTCCTTTTTCAATAGGCGTTACACGATGTCTTATAAAAGAAGAAAAAAAAATTGCATGCCCTTGTTTTAATTTAATATTACTTTTTTCATTTATAAGTTGCAAATCGCCTCCTTCAAATTCAGATTCATGAGATAGTAAACAAGTCATTGAAATTTTTCTAACTGGAGGCTCTCTATCTCCTGACAATGCAGAATCCGTGTGCCAATTATAAAAACATCCTTTTGAGTATTCTGTGTATTGAGCTGTTTCATTTAAACAAATGCCATCATAACCAAAATGATTATTATTAACTGTGTAAATAAAATTTTTTAATCTTTCATACATAGGAGGTAATTTACTAAAAGGAATCCAAGAAACATTAGAAATTCTTATATCTGTATTTACTGTTCCATCTTCATTTATTAACTTAGCAGTTTCTTTTTTTTGTGAACGACCCATGTTAATAATATCTTGACATTGTTCAGGAGTAAAAACAGGATCTTCACTTTGAACTATTAAGGATTTCCATTTAGGTTCAAAGTGCATATTTTTCAATAATATTTTTTGGTATTTGATTTATGTAATTGTTAGATTCTTTTTTAATTTCTTGTTTTATTTTGTGCATATTTTTTCCTACAACACTATCATCGTAAGAAATATTATTAACTTTAAATTGTTTTATATTTTTTAAATCATGTTCATACCAAGGTGTATTTAAAAACTTATATAAATTTATAAAAGTTTGTTTAGTATTTTGTACTAGATCATCATATTTAATATAATAACACATGTCTTTATAGTTGTATGAATTTTGAATAGCTAAATGTTGCCTGTAAATTGCTCCACCAGGTTTCATTAAATAATTTAATTTTTCTTCTAATGTCTTGCCTTTTTTATTTACAAAAGCAGTAGGCTCATTTGTAAACCATTTAATATAACTAGCTAACACGTCTTTTAAATCTCTTAATAAAACTATACATTTAAAATTTAATCCAAAACATTTTTTCATCATTTCTATATTACCTTTTGTTGTAACAGGGCCTCTATCAACAATAATTTGTTGTGTCCAATCGCTGTAATATAAATCAAATATAGAATGTAATACGTTATCGTAAGATTGATGGTCTGGAAAATTTTTAAATAATTCTTCTTGCTTTAAAACGTATAATTTTGCCATCATTTCTAACGTAATCGAGTTACCTGTGCATCCAATAATAGGATTTTGATTTAGTATTGATGTAAATAAAGTATTACCAGATCTTGGATATCCTATAATAAAAAATAATTTTTTATTTTTACTGTTCTTTTTCAAGAAATCTTGGTTTTTTAGATTCATTAGTTAGTAAACCTTTTTCTTTTTTGTGTCTTTCTAAAGTTTCAAATTGTCCCCTTGCGTTAAATACTTCAGCTTGAGAAGTTCCAGGAGTTAAACTACCAATTCTATTTTTATACACTTCATGATAACTGTCTAACTGATGTGTATTAACATTTTTTGTATCAAAAGTACCATCATTAAGTTCTTTTTTTAAAGTAGACCAAAGTTTTATTTCTCTCATTCTGTCTTTTGCAGTTAATTGAGTATTTGCAATAGAAAAAATTTTTTCATCTATGTCTATTTGTATTAATTCTTTTTCTAATGGATCTTTTTCTTTTTCTAAATCTTTTTTTAATTTTTGTAATTTTATTTCAGCACGCCTAGCATCAAAAGATAACGACATTAAACTTTCTAAAAAAGAATTTTGTTCTCTAACGCACTGCCAATATTTTGAAGCTTTTGTAGGGTGTTTGTAATCATTCAACACAGAAAATCTCATTTCTGTTTCAGTTCTAAATTGTTGTTTTTTAGTCCATGTGTCTTTAAGTTCTAGTTTTAGATCTTTAAAAGATTCAACATCCTCAAGGTCAAGAATATTATTTAGGTTAGGAGTTTCTTTTTCAATTAAAGGCAGTATATTTCTTTTTTCTTTCATATGTATTATGTATATATTAAATTATAATTAAGTAAAGGCAATAACGACTACTCCGCTATTTAATTTACCTTTTAATTGGTGTGTGGTAGTATTATACCACATCTGTCCATTTTCTGGATTCGAGGGATCCGAAGACACTATTGGTATTTTTGTTCCATGTATTTGTATATAAGTTGCCATAATTTATTAACTCGTTGATATTGTTTGTGTTCCAACAGCTGGTCCAGAGTAATTCTCAGTTGATGTTTGGTTACCGCCACCTTTAAATTCACCAAAAGCATTCATCGCAGATGATGCACTTCCAGAGCCGTTTGAAGGACTATCTCTTTTTACTGCTAAAAGAGCAGACTCACTCCAACTTGTTCCATTCCAATCTTCAGTGTTTCTAATTTCATTATCTGAATCATCATCATTAGAACCACCCCATATAACTCCAGCAGCATCACTTGTTCCAGCATGACCCATTCTATGTCTTCCAGTGTTTATAGCTGGTTCAGATGACCAAGCTGATCCATTATAACTAACAGATGCAGTTATTGCTGGTTTACCTCCAGTTACAAAACTAGAAGTTTGTGTTCCAAATCCTCCACCATAAGTTTTAGTAGCCGGCAAATCTGTTTGCTCAGCCCAAGAAGATCCGTTATATTCATAAACTTCAGCAGTTCCATTTGCTCCAAAAGATAAAGCTGAACTTGATGAAACACCTGATCCACCCCCATCAAAATATCTAGCACTTCCAGGATAACTAGTTTCACCTGACCAAGAAGAACCATTGTATTCTTCTGCCGCGGTAAGACCTCCACCAGAATATCCACACCATCCAAGAGCTGCTGTTTGAACACCGCATGAACCTAAAGCTGATCTTCCGGTTGATAAATTGTTTTCTTCACTCCAAGATGATCCATTATACTCTTCAGTATTATTAACCCTAGCTGGACCTGTATCTCCACCATAAGCTACAGCGGCATTAGTGGCTGCATAACTTGCACCTCCCAAAAAGAATCTGCCTGTATTTACAGTATCTCCCGATGACCATGATCCTGAAGCAAAAGCCCTAGCTTTTAAAGTATTAGAAGTTGAGTTATACCAAACATCTCCTTCTTCTAAATTAGAAGGATCAGAACTTATGTACTGAATTTTTTTTCCAAATATATCGTTATACTTTGCCATAAATTTTATTCTTCTAAAGTTATTGAAGCTGGTCTATTTTGTACTAAAATATTTCCTTCAGTTTTTCTTGGATCATCATTTGAGATATTGTCCCAAGCTGTTTGAACTTTTGAAATTTCTGAATCAACAATTGTTTGTGCTTCAGATAAAGTTTTACTTGTTGCAGATACTTTTGTCATCCATTTAGTTGAAAACTTATAATCTGCAGGTATTTTCCATAAATTTCCTGGAAAACTTTCAGGTTTTAATCTTCTAGAATCTCCTTTTTCAATAAAACCTTTTCCAGTATTATTAGCTACACAATATTGATAGTTTGCCATGTATTTTTTACTCCGTATCTAGTGTTACTACTCCAGAATTAGTTACTAATTTAAAAGCATCAGCAGATGAATCATAAAAAATTTCACCCTCGATTGTTCCGGAAGTTCCCGCTATACTATCTACTTCTGCTCCATGTATTTCTCTATATTCAGCCATTATTTATTCTTCAACAACCAACCTTGAGTACTATCTGTAAATACTAAAGTGTTAGCTGCCCCTTCTGTTGAAACTGTTAAATCTGCTGTTGCTCCATGTATTTTTTGAGAATTTCTTCCAATTGTTAAATTATTAGAATCAAAAGTTCTAGCATAATCTATAAAAGAAACTTCATCGCCAATAGATGGAGATGCTGGTAAAGTTAATGTAAATGCTGCACTAGTAGTATTACAAAAAACACCTTGACCAGCTGATGCTGTAAAATTTGATGTTTTAACTGCTTGCCAAGAAGTTCCACCACCAATGTATGTCTTAACATCAGTCATTGCAACTTGGACCATTGTTCCATTATCGTTAACGACAACTCTATCTGCATCAACTAAAGTTGTGCTTGTAGCAGATGTATTACCATCAACTATATTTAATTCTGCTGCTGTAGAAGCTATATTAGTTCCACCAATATCTAATGTTGTTACAGAAATTTCTCCTGCAACTGTTAGTAGACCATTTGCTACTGTTAATAGATCTGTGTCATCAGTATGACCAATTGTTGTGCCATTAATTAAAACGTTATCTATATCTAATGATCCACCACTAATTAATCCTGTTGTTGTGATTGCGGATGAACCTGTATCAATAGTTCCAAATCCTGAAGTAATTGATCCTGAATTTAATGCACCTGTTGAAACAAGATTAGGCATTGCTGTAATCTCATCGTCAAAGTATGCAGCAAGATCTGTAACAGCTACTTGAACCATAGTTCCATTATCGTTTAATACAACTCTGTCTGCATCCGCAACTGTTGTTGAAGTAGCTGATGTTCCACCATCAACTATATTTAGTTCTGTCGCTGTTGAATCTACAGCTGCTAATTTTGTTAAGTCTGCTTGTACTAATCCTGATACTCCGTCAAGTAAGTTTAGTTCTGCTGCTGTTGATGTAACTGCTGTTGAGTTTAAAACTAATTTACCATCACCTATGACAACTTGATCATTAAACGTTGCTTTACCCGCTTCACTGCCATCAAGAGTAAGCATTGTAATATCAGAACTATTATCAGTTCCTTTAAATATGATGTCTGAGTCATTTGCAGCTGCATCAATTGTAATATCTCCTGATGAAGTTGTAAGAGTAACTGCTGCATCACCAGCTGAAATATCATCTGCTGCCGAAGATATTCCTGATTGAAAATATGTTTTAAATGTAGCGGCACTTGTCATTCTCATTGTACCAGCATCATTGTGAAGAATACCATCTGCATCCGCAACTGCTGTAGTACCTCGTGCAGTACCACCATCTATTAAATTTATTTCTGCGGCAGTCGTTGTTACATTAGTTCCACCAATATCTAAAGTTGTTACAGAAATTTCTCCTGCAACTGTTGCAATTCCGTCCGCTA